GAATCCATCAGGATATTTTCTATTATGTAATAATATATTTGCAATCTCTTTTGTAATCATTTCTTCTTGTACATCGGTTTCTTTTTCTACAATTGTTTTTAGAATCTTTTCTGAAATAATATACCGGAAATTCATATCATACACTAAATGACTTTTTTGCTGTTCATCGTAATCGTTTACATTTCTCATTGTTCCAATAGCATGAAGATGATTCCCTTCTTCATTCCATTCCCATCCAGTTAAATATACCTCTTCGCTTCCCCAATAATATACATCTTTTTCAGGTTCATGACATCCATACACTAAATACACTTTCGTATAAGCTAATTCTTCCCATAATCTACACATATCATCTCTTTCTTTTGTATCTACAATAGGGGCATTAATATTAAATTCATCAATATATTCGCAAGGTCCGCTGTAATAAGTACTCATTATAGTAGTAGTTAGTTTGTTTATACAATTTATATACATTAAAAAAGTCATCAATTTTATACAATTTTATACATTTTTATTATTGTTAGTCGCTATTCGCTATTGAATAATCTGCACATGTTCGTAGACTCCAAATTCTCTTCTTGTTGTTTGAATATTTTATTAACCATATCATTACTTCTAATACGGATAGTATAATCTTGTTGCATATTGTTTCTTCCAATACGTCCCATTGCTTGCATGATTTTTTGTTGGGTAGTGTTTTCTAGATCTTTTCCTATAAATCCATGACAGAATTGATAATTTGTACCATAAATATAATCAGTGGATGCAATAATCATAAATAACTTTTGTTGATTCGCCAGATCCTTCATGATTTCCATATATTCCTTATTTTCATGATATTTAAATGTTCCGATTCCAAGTAACATAAGAACCTTGTAATTATTATTCACTTGTAAACTCATAATTTTTTTGGTATTTTCTTCACCAATATCAGAAACGAATGCATTTTGAATAATGGTTTCTTCCGGACTCCATATATTTTGATGTGGCACTGTATTCGGAATATATGCCGGGTCCAATGTAATTGTATAAAGCTGTTTGCGTAAAGTATTAATTTCTTTCATCAACGCTTTACCTTCATTAGACATTTTCCCATGATCACTTTTTTCTGTAAAACTGGTTTTTGATGTATCATCACTCGTTGCAACATCTAAACTCTCCAATTTCTTTTCTAAATCCGTTATTTTATCCAAATGTTTTTGATTAATATGTATCTTATTCATTAGTGTTTTAAAAACAAACTCTTCAATATCCGTTTTTTGAATATAAAACTGTCCGATTTTATCAATATCATCTGTTAAATAGATTGTAGGACCATCTGTAAATGTGTATGCATCCGACGTAGTTGCAAGTAATCCACCCGTATTTGTAGTCTCTTTTCTAATATGTTTTGCAAAAACACTTTGTGTACGTTTTAATTCATTGTTTTTAACAGGTTCATTCATCAAACTAGTTGTACGACATATTTCATTGTTTTCAAATTTATTTCGTCTATTCTCTTGGAAATAGTTAAAACAAATAGCATAATCTTCATCATCTATACTCAATAACAGTTCCAAATAAAACTCCTTTATTGAATTCATCGTAATATCACTATGTGTATCAAAATACATTTCTATTTCTTCTTGTATAAAATCGTCTCTATTCAGAATCTTTACGAATTCTACAATTTCATTCAAATCAAAATACCGCAATAACGTTTTATTTTTATAAATATACTTACAACTATCTATCATTTCGTCATATTCTTTATATAAATAATGCGGTAATACAGAATAACCATTTTTATCCAATAACGGAATTGATTTCTTACAATCATAACTGGTAATTGTTTCAAAACGCGCATTTGTAAATTTCATTGCAAAATCATTAAATACGGGTTGTAATTCAAGTTTGGTTGGTAAGGTAGCACACGATAAAATCATTTTTGATATTTTATTTTCTTTCCAGTTACGATGGATAACGTCATGTAATTCATGATTATCATAATCTAATGTAATGGTAGGTTCGTCCCAATACGTAATAATATTCTTTTCATCATTGAATGCTAACATGTAATGCATACTGGTTAAATAGGATTGTACATCACAAATAATGATTTCAACGTTTGTACCAACACTATTATCAACTTTACCAATACCACCCGATCGTTTATTTCTACTATATTCAACTGCGGAATAATAATGCAATCTGATATCACTTGCAGTCTGACAACCAAATGCAAATGCGATTTTCTTTTCAACTGATATAGCTGCCTTTGCCAACGCCATACCAATGTGTCTAGCCACACAAACAAATATAATACGGAAATTTTCAGATAATCCGATTGGAGTTAACGTTTTTCCAGTACCCGTAGGAGCAGTATATAAAACAAGGGGCGAAACAATCGGTTTGATAGTGCTTTGTAATTCGGTATATCGTGTTTCATCTTCTTCTTCTTCTAATTCACGCTCCACCTGGTCATTATGCGCAATATTACTATGAATGTTTTTAAACATTTCAAAAATAGTTTTCTGATGCGGATACAATGTCAAATCACTATAGGTAGATAATAGACTGTTTTTTTCAATAATATCATATGATTTATACAAGATAGCCTGTTTAGTCACATTGGATTCAATAAAGGCAAGTAAATTGTTAACATAATTAGAAACATATGTATTAACATCCTTAATAGTGTAACGATTAAGTTGTAAAAGAGTATAATAATAATAAATGTATTTGTTTTTTTCTTTAAAATAGTATTTTAATAAATTACCAAAGATTTCAATTAGTGTGAATTCAAAAATGATAGATTTATTTGTTTGGATGGTTTGTTCTACATTTTGAATACGTATGGAGTCACCACTTTTAAGTTGTTTTAAAGAAGATCCTCCCATAATGTTTAGATCAGTAAGTTTAACGAGGGGTGTTTGAAGTCCATATTTATTAACATATTTTTGAATAGAGTCGGAGAAATATTTTTTATACGCAAAATATTCAATTTCTTCTGATTTCTCTATTTTACTGAAGGTTAAGAATGTTTTGGTATTGTTTACATGTATATTTGTGTTATGATAACCATTTATAATAAGGTTTAAGATGTCCTTTTCCTGGTCAGAGACCGGTTTCTCAATGGTTTCCCATTCGGCTTTTGAAAGTTTATTTTGTTCTAAATCCATAGTGTTTTGTTATTAATTAACACACATATTAATTTCAATTTTATATTATCTTTAATCAAAAGAATATAGTATAAAACATATATTATTTATAACATGTTATCTTTTTTTAAAAAACCGATGCAAAAAGTATCTTTTCAAGATATACAATATGCAATAAAGGTTCCGAATGCATTTATAATGATAAATACATTATCGTTTAGTGAACAAGAGTGTTTAATACAAAATACAATTTCTTGTTTTGAAGAAGAAACCTATATAAATAATTTGATAAATGAGCATAATTTTTATAATAAGAGTATTATTATTTATGGTAGGAATAGTAATGATGATAGTATAGAAAGGAAATACAATCAAATAACTGGACATGGGTTTACGCAGGTGTTTGTGTATACTGGAGGATTGTTTGAATGGTTATGTTTGCAAGATATATATGGGGATAAAGAGTTCCCGACAACAAAAAAAATATTAGATATCTTGAAATATAAACCGGAAAGCAAATTTTTCAATAAATTAATGTAATAATATGGGATCTAGAATTGGTATTTAGCAAATTATATGGTTTGATATCTATAATTTTTTTATGTTTATTTTCTATTTACGTGATGAATATTCAATATGTGGATGTATGTTGTGGTTTATCTTGGGGCGATGAAGGAAAAGGAAAAATAGTGTCGCAATTAAGTAAATCGGGCGAATATGATTTTGTATGTCGTTGGTCGGGCGGTAGTAATGCAGGTCATACTGTTTATGTGAATGATCAAAAATACGCAACGCATATTATTCCATCCGGTATTTTTTACGGAGTTAAATCCATAATTGGACCCGGTTGTGTTATACACTACGATTCCTTTATGAAAGAAATTAATTATTTACGTGAAAATGGATTTGATACCCGTTTAGTAAAGGTTTCGCCGAGAACGCATGTAGTGACAGAGCAGCATATTGAAGAAGACAAACAAAAATATTCAAAGACGCTAGGTACTACAGGTAATGGTATTGGTCCGTGTTATCGCGACAAGTATTTACGTGTAGGGAAACGTGTAATGGATAATGTTGATTTATTTAAAGACTATTTATGGGATGAGCAACTCTATGGAAATATATTATGTGAAGGTGCACAGGGGTTCTGGTTAGATATAGAGTATGGTAATTATCCATATGTAACGAGTAGTAGTACATTACCGTATGGTGCGTGTAGTTTGGGATTTTCACCGAAACAAATAAGACATATATATGGTGCAGTAAAAATATACGATACGCGAGTGGGTTATGATCCAGATTTTTCGGAGGAGCTGTTAGATAATGAAGAGTTGCGTTTATTAGGGGAGGTGGGCTGTGAATTCGGTACGACTACTGGAAGACAACGTAGTGTGAATTATTTACAAGTGGATAAATTAATAACCGCAATAAATTGTTCCGGTACAACACATTTGATTATTTCAAAAGTAGATATAGCAGAAGAGGTAGGTGTATTTAAATATTATTTTGAGGAGAACTTACATGAATGTGAAAATATGGATATATTAAAAGAAGCATTGATCAAGGTTCTCAAAACACATACAAATATTGTTGAAATAATTTTTTCAAGTAATCCTACGAAGATATAACATAATAATTTATTTTATACGAAATATTTTTGATAGAATAGAGAACTTGAACACTCTTTTTCACTATTTTAGGGGTTTTTTATGTCAAAGTTCTCAAAGACTCAAAAAAGAAATGTATATAGAAATCTAATTCATAATGGGATGGGAATAAAAGAATGGAATACAAAAATTGATTTATTAAAATCGTAATTTAAGAGAGAAAAGAATCTAATTAGTTTTATAATATATGAAGAACAAATATATTATATCAATTGAAGGAAATATCGGATCTGGAAAGACCACGATCATAGAGAACCTGAAAAAGCGGTTTGAAGATGATGCAAGTGTAATTTTCTTGACAGAACCGGTAGATATTTGGGAGAAAATAAAGGATAAGGATGGTAAAACAATATTATCAAAGTTTTATGAGGATCCGGAGAAGTATGCGTTTCCATTCCAAGTGATGGCGTATGCTACAAGGACCGAAAAGATTTCAAATGCAAAAAAAGAGAACCCAGATGCGAAATTTATAATATGTGAACGGTCGTTAGAAGCGGACAATAATATTTTTGCAAAGATGTTAAAAGACGACAATAAAATAGAAGATATTAATTACCAAATTTATGAACACTTTTATAAATCTAGAAAAGAAGAGAATAACGTAGATGCAGTTGTTTATATAGATGCATCGCCCTCAAAATGTTTGGAACGTATACAAAAAAGATCTAGAACAGGTGAAACAGGAATATCATATGAATATTTGCAAACATGCAGAGATTATCATGATAAATGGTTGATAAATGGTGATGAATTTCCTGTGTTGAGAATAAATACAAATGAAGATGTAAAATATGACATGAATGATCCCGACGAGATGGGTAATATATGGATAAAAAATATATCCTCTTTTATAAAAACATTACCAACTCCATGTAATAAGAATAATGGATTATTGATTGCAGAACCCAAAGAATATAAAGTGGAATAAAACGAATTACAAATCAAATTTAACAACAATTTTAACCTTTTCTTTTTTAATACATTTAACTGCAGACACTGATAATTCTTCTCTTTTTTTCCTTGTCTTTGTATTATCAACATTTTCAATAAGTTCTCGTTTCTTGGAAGTACTATTACGACTATTCATGTCATTTTCAATAGTGATGTAGTTATTTTCAATGTATTGGATGACTTTATTTTCAATAGCCCATTTAAAAAAATTTAATTGTCCGATGGTGGTTTCCATATGTTTTTCTCCAAAAGGTATTGTAATTCTTTCCCAACGACAAAATGGATCAAATCTACGTTTTGAATATGCCTTTAACTTTAATTTATAATCATTAAACACCTTAAAACGTTGCGTTGATACTGTGTCGCCCCTGTAAATAGTTATTTCATAGATGGTGTAAAATTTTTTTGCATAGTTAGTTACAAACCAATCAACAATACGCAAGGAAATTCTAGATTCACCGTTAATGATTTTCATTATGGTTTCAACATGTTGTTCGTCTTTATAGAATTCAACAAGACTATTCAATAATAAATCATTTTGTGTTTGTAATTTATTAGATATGTATAAAGACATATTTTGAAAACACCTATTTATTTATTTGGTTTTCATTATAAAATATATAAATATACTATAATGAAAGAAATAGAGTCAAATATTCCTGAACAAATATTGGACACTTTAGAAGGTGAACAACTAACAAATAATATCTCAAAAATATCATTTATATTTGTAGCGTTTTTAGTAGCAGCAGGTGGATATGTAACACAAATTTTTTCATGCAGTACACAGAGATATTTGGATACAAACATATACGGTAAACATTTAATAGGAATTGGATTGATTTTCATTTTCATTATGTTGGAAGGTGGTTTTAATTTCAACGCAGCAGAAAGAGATATGTATCCAGTGGATTGGTCAAATGGCAATTGTTTTGATAGTATGATTTATGCATTTGTAATTTATTTCATATTTTTATTATCCTCCAAAATGCGATTATCATGGAACACTGCATTTTTCGTGGTATTATTTGTATTGTATGTCACCAATACACAAAGATTATACATGTATAATCGTAAACAAATAAATGCTGAAACAAATGATAGAATATTAATGGTTGAGAAAGTATTATTGTATTCATTGCCAGTGTTGTTATTTTTTGGCGTAGGTGATTACTATTTCTACAAGCAAAATATGTTGGGTTCAAAGTTTAGTTTATATTTATTCTTTTTAGGAAATCCAACTTGTAAGGGGTTATAATTATATGAATGATATAAATATATGATATATTATAGAATATAATGAAACAACACAAAAGAGGTGGTGCATATAATTTGCGTATAATGAGTGATGTTACAAATTGGGGCGGTATTATTTTGGATAGAGAAATATTAAATCATTTACAGAAAGGTGATATGGTAAGGATTATTATTGACAGTTATAAAAACAAACCTTATTTTTCATCGCGTTATGTACGTATTACGAATGTTTTACCGAACGGTTATTTCAAAGCCATTATAGAAGATAGTTATAATACATATTATTGTGATTATTGTGATAAAGAAGGAACAAAAGGGAATTATTTATATTGTTGTGAACGTGATTGTTGTAATTTTGATTGTCATTTAGACTGTTATAAAAAACATCCTGAAATTAAATATTGTAATTGTGAAATATTTAAAAGGCCATTTCAAAATGGAGAAAGTATTATTTTAAAGAAAAACAACATATCCGAAATTCCAAATTGGTCACCGAATACTAGAAAATTAATAGCAATCTACAAAAATAATGAAAATAGAGGTTATATGTTTACTGGTTTTCGGTAATTCATTAAAATTGATTTATTAGATGTATACGACATATAATAAACTATAAGATGTTTTGTTGTTTTAACTGGGTAAATAAGAATGCGGATATTGCTGAACAGGAAGAATTATATAAAGATGCTACATGGGGAAATTGCCCCCCATTTCATCCGAATGTAAAATACGGTAAAGTGATAAAAGTATATGATGGCGATACAATAACAATTGCGTCAAAACCTTATGAAAATCATCCAATATATAGATTTTCTGTAAGATTAAATGGTATTGATACACCTGAAATAAAAACAAAAGTTGAAAATGAAAAAAAACATGCATTGATTGCACGAGATGCATTATCAGAACGAATTCTAAATAAAATAGTTAGATTAGAAAATGTTGAAAGTGAAAAATACGGTAGATTATTGGCAGATGTATATTTAGACAACGATAATCTAAATGAATGGATGATTGAAAAGAATTATGCAGTAAAATACGCCGGTGATACAAAAGTGAAACCGAAAGAATGGTTTGAAGATATTTAATAAATAATATATACATCTAATCCTCATCGTCCTCTTCATCACAAGCAGCTTCACAAAGAAATTGGCCCGTGCCTTTCATTTGAACAATATCTTTATCTTTTCCACACAAATTACAAGCAACATTTTTTTGATTATTCGGTTCTTGTTGTACAAATAATATATCACCAAATCCATCATCATCAAAATACCCGTCACATAAACAGCATTTTTTCCATTGTCCTTGCTGATAAGTGTCTTCGGTATCTTCTTCAAAATCCCAATCAGGTGGATATCTTTCACAGTCCGTATTCTCACATAATTTAGGTTCTTTGTTTTCCATAATACTATTCTATATAGTACTAACTATTTATATCTTTTTATACAAATCAAAATACATATAATGTGCTAATAATTAACTTATAGTAAACATATAAAGATAAAGAATATAATCATGTATAAGTTATAATAAACTATGTTTATGCACTTTTTTTTACTATGCTCGTCAATTATTTTGTGTTATGCGAACGATTATTCTCCAGTAGAAACGATAGATTTAGATATGTATGCTGGACGATGGTATGAAGTATATAAAAATAAATTTGATATGACATTTCAGGGACAAGGGAAATGTGCTGTTGCAGATTATACAATGGTAAAAGATAAGGTTAGTGTGTTGAACAGTCAAATTAATAAAAATGATAAGGTTGAACAAATAAGTGGATATGCTTTCTATGAAAATGGAAATAGTGGTGGAGAATTGTCTGTAAAATTAGAAGGTGTTCCAAAATCAGCGCCTTATTGGGTTCTTGAATTAGGACCCATTATTGATAATGAATACCAATATTCTATAGTGTCAGATGATAAGCGATTGTCGTTATTTGTACTCACGCGAAATGTGACAACTTTTTATTCAGAATATGATAAGCAAGTTCAGAGGTCATTAGACAATATGGGTTTTAATACATATTTGAATAAACCGCTTGTAATGGTACAAGAAAATTGTGATTATAGTAAATTTGACAATTATGAAATTAAAAGTTCTCAATGTGGAACTTGTGGAACTGGATACCAAACGTGTTGTGTTGGATTTGCGATAGATGGTTATCCGTGTGATTGTCATTTACAAGAAGGAGGTTCTGGACAATCGGGTTCAAACTGTGGAGATTGTGGAACAGCATTTTCTGCTTGTTGTATTGGTTATGCCGCTGACGGATATCCTTGTGAATGTGATGTATTATAATGATTTTCAGAAAAATATTCTTTTATTTGTTTAGAAATTCGTTCACAAGGTACGATGATGTGTTTTTAATAATATCTCTTACCGTCGTTCTTGATATTCTATCTTGTGAATCGTATAATCTATTATTATGATCGGCAATAGGAGAGCATGTTAGATCAATTAAAATTACATTGTAATGTTGAGGTAACCAATATGGTTGGTGTAATACATTCAACACACTATGTAAATCGGTTTTATGTTCTTTTTTATTTCTAAATTTAAAAAAGTTGGGTGTTTTAAAGAGCCAGTTTGTTACATCGGCGTCTCCTTTTTCTGATGAGAAAAAATGAATTTTGAAGTCATTTGTAATTTGTACTTCGTCACTATTAAAAAAATAAGATTTGTTGTATATTTCACTGTTTTTCGGGTATTCATATCCGTAGAAAACACTATTATCGTAATATTCGGGTAAAGACAGACCGTCTCTATTTCTAATTTTCGTATCCAATTGTTTAAGTATGCCTTTATTTCCAGTTAATTCATGTTTTAACAATTCAAACGCGTTATGATGATTTGTTGTACTGTATTCTTCTATTTTTTTACGTATTAATTTTTCAACCTTTTCTACAAATACATTATTAGGAATTTCATAACAGATACCAGGTCTCACTGCGTCTATTTTAAATAAATTAATATTATTTGGTATTGTAAAGGTATTTATCCCAGAATTCAAATCATTTGTAGAGGATGTGATTTCATGTTTATATTCGCCATGTGTACCAATAAGTATGACTGCATATGGAGAATTAATAGCTGTTTGTTGAGTTGTATTTTTTGTCATAGTTGTTTTAATGTTAGATGATTGATACATATATAGTTGTTAAATATTTAATATGGTTTAAATATTTAATAAATTATTTTATAATTAGAGTGCTTAATTGGAGTAAGCAGGACCAGCCATACCACTCATTACACGTAGAACATTGTAGTTAACAGCGTATACACGAACCTTTGCGGTGTTAACACCGGAAACAGTGTTGGAAGAAAGAACAAGTTGTAAAACAGCATTGTCAATTCTGGAGAAGTTGCAGCTTCCGGAAGGTTGGTGTTCTTCAGGGCGAAGAGCGAATGAGTATACGTTGATACCAGCATCAGGGGAACGTGTGTGGTGTTGGTAAGGTTGAACAACGTCAAAGTATGAACCTTCACGTTCGGAGAATCTATCTTGGCCGTTCAATTGCAACTTTGCAGTAACAACTGGGTTCTCACCCCAACAGTGCATGTCAAGAGCGGTTTCAGCAAGAACGAATGTACCTGCATCGGTAAGAGCAGAACCATTCACATCAGCGGTAGAATCCCATGTGTTGTTTGTTGGTTCAGTACCAACAGCACGGTCCAATTCAAACAAACCATTGGAATCAATGAAAGCGTTAGCACCAGATGTTTGATCAATACCACCGAAAGCGTGAACAGCGTTAGGTAGAGCATCAATAGCATCAGTGTAGTTGAAAGGTTGAGCACCTAGAGTCTTGTAAAGTGTTTCACCACCTTCAAGAGATGCACAGTAATCAACGTTAGCATCAGGTTGAACAACCCAAATCAATTCCTTACAAGGGTGGTTGAAGTTCAACTTGATCTTGTTGGAAGAAGAACCAACAGATTCATCACCAGTGAATTGAACTTGTTCAATCAAGTACTCGTGAGGGTTTTGTGCCATCTTTCTACGCTCATCGGTATCAAGGAAGATATAATCAACGTACAAGGAAGCAGCAACAAGAGATTGTTGGTAAGCAGTGCTTACAGATTGAGTACTGGAGTTCTCGGTCAAAGACTTAACAGCCCACAAACACTCACCAATAGGTCTGAAATCAATGTTGATCTTAACTTCGTGGTATTGAAGAGCGATCAAAGGAAGAGCTAGACCAGGATTGCGGCAAAACCAGAATTGAAGAGGAACGTACAATGTGGTCTCTGGAAGAGCATTACGAGGAGCACATACTTGAGCAGGTCCTCCGTTAGCAGCACAAGGTCCGGAAACTTCAGCGAATCCAGGATCGGTGATGTATGTCAATTGTGTGGTGTTACCAACCATCTTGTAGTAACCATCTTGTTGCTCCTTTGACAAAGTAACTTGGTTCCAGATGTGCATCCAATCACCATATTGACGATCAATACGTTGACCACCAATCTCAACCTCAACTTGAGCAATCAATTGCTCACCAGGAAAATCCAACCAACGAGCATAAACAGCTCCAGTGGATCCCTTCATGTCTTGGTCAATTTGAGGAAGTGTGACTTGAAGATAAGTACGGTAAGCAAGATCACCGTTTCTGCTAATAGTACATGTGACACGACGACCGAAGTCAGCTTGTCCGGAGAAGGTTTGCTCAATGCTCTCCATAGCAAAGTTTGTGTGGCGTCTGTAAGACACCTTCCAGAATGTGATTTCAGGGGTTCCTGTTAAGAACACGTCTTGGGCGCCATAGGCTACCAGTTGCATAAGTCCACCAGCCATCTTTTAGCTATAATATACACCAAGAAAATAATTTTCAATATTTTAATTTATTTCTCCTAAATAAATTAACCACAATACACACCTTATAATGCTATTATACTAAAAAAATACTATATGAAAATTCTTCAACCTTTTTATGCTACAATACTAGTGGTTCATAATATTTTTTTAATTTTCAGTGCTATTTTAGTAAAATAGAGTATTAATAATAGGATTACATATTCTGTTCTTGAAAATAAAGAGGATATTTCCTTAATAAAATCATTACATGCATCAAACTTGCCGAATGGACATTTAATAAATAATGCCCATATTATTAAGTTCCATATCAATATAATAGCTATTAATCCTAATATAGCCACACTCTCGTACAGTAAACCAAAAAGCATAAACAATGAATATATAATGTGTAAAATATCAATACCACATGAATAATTTATAAAATAGAATACAAACAATAAAAAATGAACAATAAACAAGAAATATATTGAAACCCGTTCATAGTATAATAGTTCGTCATTCATTAATATCCAAATCAAAATAATGTCAATAATAATTGTTGTTATTATTACACATGCTTCTTCCAACATCTTCTTACTATAGTTAAGCAATATATTAATTTTTTTGAAATACGAAAAATAGTTTGTTGTAGTAGTAATATGAAAATTTTATTTTTATTTATTATGTTTAAAACTCTTTTTGCAATTATTCCGACTAAATATCTTTTTAATCATCATAAACATATATTTATTACGCCTTCCAGTATGCAAACACAAAATTGGAGACAGCAACAACAGTGGTACATTAATGGAAAACACAATGAATGTGAACTATATCAAAAAAGAATAATAGAACAAATTACGAATCTTCCTTTAGAAAAAACAAATAAACGTATTCATACTCGTACAAACAAAATATATGATATGAAACAGCCAATGAAAGGTGTTGATGGATTTGATTATACTGAAAATTTTGATGGATATTTATTCAATAATTATAATGAATATTATTTTAACTTAAAAGTTATTTGTAATAACGGAGGAGCACAAACAAGAACATTACGAAATGTTTACCATTTTATTTCTTATCAATTAGAACATTTATTGAAATCCCATGAATACAATCCAACACCTACCTATTTTATCAATATATTAGATGGTGATTTAAGTAATAAACATATGGAAAAATTCTATTTTTTACTTGATAAACCGGAATACAATAGTGTACAGGAAAATGTATTTATTGGGGATATGAAACAATTCCAAGATTTTTGGTATGTACAACATGAGTAATGTGCAATTGTTAATTCCCAGATGAGGTTACAAAATCGGTTGTAAAATTAGATGATACAAATGTTTCTAAATAATCTTCTTGAAACACCTCTCTTTTATTTTCATGTTTTTTTGTAAAAATAAAAGAATCATTTGACTTTTTTACAGTCCACCCCTTTTCAATTGCATTTGTTAAAAAAAGCATCTTTTGAAACATTGCTTTGTTTAATTTTATAGGCGATGGCAAATTAATTTGAATAGTTTCAGACATATAATAAAGTTTAGAATCTAATCTGTGTTAATACACGAATAATAATTTATTATTATAGTATATAATATAATGAGTAATATTCCATCTGGTGCGACAAATAATAATGTAACTGATATGAATATAGCAGATCCAGCGAGTCAAATTCAAATAGATCCTAATGCAAATCAAGATAATCCTATAAAAAGAATTTATAATTGCGTTGATGATGGTACTACAATAACACTAACACAAAACGAAAACCGATTCTTTGATTTTTTAAATAGAGTGCACTCATGTATTGATATGAAACATGACCAATATGATTTCGGTAGAGTCAATGCAAGAATGAGAAAAGATGAGAAATATAAAAACAATATACAACGTGCTATTGACGAAATTTCATGTATAAGCAAGAAATTCACTATTAAAAAAGGCGATGATAATTTTGAATATGAAACAAAATCATCTGCTCATTGTCTAGAGTCTGCTCTTGAAAGAACAACATTAGATAATACAATATCAATTACAATTGACAGCATTGAAGAAGATAGTCCAGAATTAAATCCATTAATGATTCTTCCGTATGATGCAGTAAACGATGTTCCACCTATAGAAAATGCCGGTATTCATCAATTTGAACTGAAAAAGTTTATAGTAGATAAAGCCAACCGACGTGCAGAATCTAACAAAATAAAAGAACTTTATTACGGAACAAGTGAACCCAGTCAACCTAAACAATTTGTAATGGATTGTGGGGCTAGGGACATATTTGAAGGTTTATGTAATAACAATGCTGGAAATGCAAATAAATCGGTGGCTATCTTTTCAGGAATCATGGATTCTAGTTCAAGTGCGGAAACGTACACTAATAACAATAGTGAAACCCAGAAAACATTTGTAGTTGATCTTCCATTTATGTACTTATTAGATCAACCCGGAGATCAACGTATAAATATAAACGCATCTGTTGGACCTACTACTAACTATAGAAGTGTTCAAATACAATTTACATACGTAAACGGACAATCACAAGATTCAACAACATCAATACCTATTTCAGTAATTCCAAATATTTCAGAAATTCCAAATTTACCTCAAATATCCGATTATTTAGCTAATGAAGCATATAATAAAGGTGATACAAAAAAGTGTATTGATATATTGTTAAAACATTTTAGAAATACGGCTATAATTGATCTATGTAAGCCATTATTAGACGCTGGAAACAAGTTATATTCTAATATATATGGACCATCTCTACCTCTAACGCCTGTAGTTAAAACAAGTCTTGAATACAATCAGTTTATTAGAAAATTTTTTATGAATATTAAACATTGGGGCGATAAGTTTCGTGCAATTGACGCTGTTTTATACAATCACATAAATGAACTTACCTTTACTGGTACATTGGATACGTTTTTAATGAGATTTATTTGCCTTTCAAATTTATACGGATGTTATGCAAACATTAATAACAATATTATTTTAAATGATGTGAAAAATCTTACACCTGAACAGAAAGAAAAAATACGAGAAATACAGAATAAAGCGGATTATAATAAATTTGACAACAGAGTAAAAAATATTATATCTAAACAGTATGTGCGTGATTTTCTGGCTCCTGTAAGCATGTCTCCTAGTAATGAACCCAATATATTAACCAAATGTAAAATTTATATAGACGTTTACGTAGATTTTTTTGAAGGTTTATTTGAGAAACCATTTGATATTTACGCTCCTAGAGGTAGAACAGTGAGAAGACTTGTGGCTTGTGTAGTACCGCCGAAATATGTTACTAAAATGGAAAAGGAGGATGGAACTAATACTGATTTTATTTTTGACGCAAGCGATTTGTGTATTGTTTGGAGATTATTTGTTTTATTATTTCATTTACAGCAAGTTATGAATACACATTTCAATATAGAACAAGGAGAAACATTAAAATCTAAATATCCACTTGAGAATGAGACTACATATAATGAAAATAATTTCAAAGACAAAGAAACAGAAATATTGGATAAGTTATCGGAAAAATACGTTATTAGCGATCCTGAAACAGATAAATATATTGCATTTGAAAATACACTCAATGTGATGGATGATATATATATTCTAAATAATGTTTTTAATAAAGATCTTTTTAATCTATTTAGAGAACCTGCTGATCCTACTAGTTTAAATAGACAATACCTTTTAGGTAGACTAGATTCAAATTCAATACTAAACCATGCAGATAAAATTATCGCATCATTGAAATATTCAAAAATTCATAAGTATAGAAAAATTATTAAGCCCCCTGTCATTAATTTTGAATGGCATCCTGAAGTAACTTTTCCACCCAAAGAAACTTTAAAATCAGGTGGAGACAATCATACAATAATACAAACCGGTGGTGGTCATTTTTTTAAAATTAAAAGGACATCTACACGTATTACTCATGGAATGGGAAATTTTATCGAAACGCTTGAAGAATTAGCTCGTGCAACTGATGCTTTTATAGATGAAAACAATTCCCCTGTTGTGGATAGTGACAATAGTATTGAGATAGATATAAGCAGTATAAGAAATTCTAAATCTATAAAAATTAAAAAAAAAAACAGTACTAAAGATCCTATCACAGAGGCTCAAATAGATATGATATTCGGCGGAATTAACCGCAAAGATGGTATGGATGTAATCACATATTCTCTTTTGAATTATGAAGATAAAATAAGTGTAATAGAAGAGACTTTGACAGACTATTACATAAAAAACTACACCGAGGAACCTAATACAGTTAATTATCTAGAAATCTTTAAATTTATACGGAACAATGATGACATAAGGGAATTTTATATAAACACACCTGAAAACGCATATGATATCATTTTAAATAATAAATATCCAGATGACATACTATCAAAATCAAATTTTGATAATTCAATATTAACTACCGAATCAGAAACACTAAAAAAAAGGACAAAACAGATTATATGCGATATTTTAATATATAACGAATTATATCAAAAGTTATATTCTTTTTATGATAGTTTGAGACTAATTATATATTATGGTATGGAGAGAATTCATATTGATGATTCCAGATGGACAAACAGTATAGAAGCTCTGGCTAATACTAATAGCAATATTAACAGTTATACGAAAAATAATCCTGTATATATGATAAATAATCCTGTATTTAATAAAAATGGAAAGCGAAATCGGGGGCAAAATATGGAGGAAAATACAGAAAATAATACAAAAAATAATACAAAAAAAAAGCGAGGTCGGGAGCGAAGTCGGGAGCGAACTACGAAGAAAAATAGCAATAAAAAGCGAGGTCGGGAGCGAAGTCAGGAGCGAACTACGAAGAAAAATAAAAATGAAGAGCGAAATCGGGAGGGAAATACAGGAGGAGGTCCATTCAATGACTTTGTTACTGGCGGTAGTGATCCAATAAATTTATCCAGAATATTATCAATACTATATAGTGACTGTGAATCTGCAAAAGTTGAATATCTAGATAATATAAATAGCGACAATGAAATGAAAACATATAAAGATTATATCATAGCACGTATTAATTTGTATTATTTTTATGCAATTTTAGAAGAATATGAGAATATAGATAACAGTGATAGTTCGGATGCTTTGAACGAATTGAATGAATTAATAAATATTGTAGAAACAATAAAAATACACACAACGCCTGCAGAGTTAGTTTATAAAGTTGAACGTTTTGAAAAGGTTATAGCTTTAGAAACCGAAAATGCGAATGCCGTGTCCAAATCGTTGACGGCGACTGCCGCGCAGAGCATGTCATTGACTAAAATAGATAATGAAGTTACTAGTGAAATTAACCGTAGTATACATAAAGGTTCAGATATAGTAGTCAGTGCGCAAATACAATTAAAAAGTGTCAGTCAAAAATTAGAACAAGCAAAACAGAATATACAGAAAATTGTTGAAAAAGGCGAACAAAATGAAGAAAGTAGCAACCAAAGTGGAAAAACAGTTAGCGAAACATCATTTTCAGATGTTGAAAATACACAGGCAGTTGTTGAAAATACACAGGCAGTTGTTGAAAATACACAGGCAGTTGTTGAAAATAAACAAGAAGATGTTGAAAATAAACAAGAAGATGTTGAAAATAAACAGGCAGTTTTTGAGAAAGGCGAACAAAATGAAGAAGGTAGCAACCAAAGTGGAGAAACAGTTAACGAACCACCATCTTCAGATGTTGAAAATACACAGGCAGTTGTTGAAAGTATATTGGCAGATGTTGAAAGTACACTTGCAGCTATAAGTAACAATATACAATTAGCCAAGCAGATTTCGGATTCTGTAATTACAACAGTTGAAACCAACTCTATGTATAATGCAGATACAAATATTGTTACGGTCGTAGATACTAATCAGGGCGGTATGAATAAAAGAAGAACAAAGAAAAGAAGAACAAAAAGAAATAATACAAGTAAAAAAGTAAAAAAATGAGTTGAATAACCAATTATCAATGAAATAACATAAACAATTTATATTAACTATTTTAAATATTGTAGTTAATATAAATAATGTCAAATTCAAGAAAGGGAAAGCAATTACAAAATCAAATTATATATACGATAGATGTGAAGCATTCTGAAATGTTGGAAAAATTTGAAAATACAGAGTTGATAATAATTCCGGGTTTACAAAAAGAGAAAGAAGAATTGCGTGAAAGAGTGAAGCACTTAAAAGAAACAGAATTGGAAGAATTTATGAAAATAAAGGATAGAATGAAAGAGATAAATAAAATAATAAAGGATTTAAAATTGGAGAAGAAAAATTATTTGCTGGATAATTCAAAGCATGTTTTTGATTATTTTGAACAGAAAAAACAAATATCAAATGATTCAAATAGTTTAAACCAGAATACAAAGGTATTGAATACATTTTTTAAAATAAAAGCAATAAATAAGGAATCAAGTGATCTAAATAGTGAAAAATACAGTCAATCAAAAAAATCGTATTTAACATATTGGACGAATGTGTCAAACGAGTTAACGAATATTCATGATTATTTGATTTCAACTGATAAATGTAATTTTTGTGCAAGTGGAGAATTAATTCCACAAGACGAAGAAGGTATACTTATATGTAATAATAATAAATGTGGTAAATTTATTCCATATATAGTAGACAGTTCAAAGCCGACAAATAAAGAACCACCAAATGAAGTTTCCTATACAGCGTATATACGTTTGAATCATTTTAAAGAAATTTTATCACAATTTCAGGCAAAGGAGACTACACAGATACCGGAACAAGTGATAGATTCTATAAAGGCACGAATAAAAAAGGAGCGTATAGAAGATATGTCGCAAATAAATTATGATAAGATGAGAGATATTTTAAGAAAATTAGGATTAAACAAATATTTTGAGCATATACAGTATATAAATTCGTTATTTGGCGTGAAACCTCCTGTTATGAATGAAGAATTACATGAGACATTGTGTGTTTTATTTATTGAAATCCAGAAACCTTGGGCTGTCCATTGTCCTCCGAATAGAACAAATTTCTTTAATTATACTTATACGTTATACCAATTATGTGTATTATTAGATCAAACGCAATATTTGCCATATATTCCTATGATGAAAGACCGGGAGAAACAATTGGAACAAGATATGATATGGAAAAAGGTTTGCAATGAATTAGATTGGGAATATTTTCCGACGGTATAATTTACATATATTCGCATGCTACCGAAGAGATAAAATAATCTAAAACTGTCATTTTATAATGATAAAACATGTTTGTATATCCAATTTTAAATAATAATAAAGTTATTATTATGTAAATATTTATGCTCCGACGAAACGGATACCACCGACAAGACCAGAACCGATAGTTAATCCAGCACCACTTCTAGCACTTTCACCCATAGCAGGAATAAATACATCCAAAATACTGAATGTAGCTGCAGCGGTTAATGCAATGATAATAATTTCTTCAACATTAAGTGCCTTTTTAGGGATTAACATAGCACAGATAGCAACTGCTAAACCTTCAATGAGGTATTTAATCGCTCTTTTCAAAAGTTCATTTAAATCAAACATCTCTGACATGATATATATTATATGAATATATAAAAAGTTAAATATATTATTGTGAAATTACTTAAATATTATGATATTAAAAATATATAATGTCTTCGTTTGAAAAACGTAATTTAGAAAATGGAGAAAAAAATCCTAAATATGTTGATCTACTAGATCAGGATCCGGAAATTGCGGGTCAGAAATTTGCTTGTATGTCTTTTGTATCTCCTGAAAAAATATTAAAAAAAAGAGAGGTGTATTTGTTTGATCAATTTATTAAACAATGGGAATTTTCTAAATCAATGGAAAGATATTTTGATTTCATTCATTTTATTGCATATAAATATAGTTTAAATGTTGAAACGTTGATTGATGATTTTAATGAATTTATTAAAGAAGAGTCTACAAAACTGAAAAAGAGTGGTATTGAAAATGATTATAAAAATTTTATGGATAAACAAGAAGATAAGTTGAATGAAAAGTTTAGTAGAGATCATTCATTCCAGACATCCGTTAGAGGTTTAAAAATACGCGGTGTGTTTGCAACGCAAGATGAGGCTGAAATGAAGAGTAAAAAGTTGAGAGAGAATGATCCAAATCACGATATATTTGTTGGACCTGTTGGAGTGTGGGTACCTTGGGATCCAGATGCGTATAAAACAGGTAGAGTGGAATATTTGGAAGATGAATTAAATGCATTACATAAAGAAAAAGCACATAACGAAGAGCAAGCTAAAAAGGAGTTTGAAGAAAGAGTTAGAGAAACAAAAAGAAAGGCGATTGCTGAAAATATTGAAAAGGCGCGTGAGAATCAAAATGTGTTGACGCAACGTTTGGATGAGGATGGCAATTTGGTGGGTGTTATGGACACGGTTGATTTTGAATCTCGTGAAGTGGCTGATGCTGAATCAATGAAGTTACACAATGAACTTTTGATGGAAAATGCTAAAAAAATGGAGGGAATAGATGAAGAATCGGATGCTATTGATGTTTCTGAAAAAGAAAGTTAATATGTTTTCGTATTACCAAACCCATATATGGTGTTACAAATAATATAAATAGATTATATAAAAATAAATTATTATTATTATATAATGAGTAGTTTTGGATTAATTTTTGAGAGAGTGGTATTTAATACTGATATAATTTCAAGAAAGGATGTGTCGTTTAAAGAGAGGTGTTTACAAATGCGTAATATAACGGATGAAAATGTAAAAAATATGTATATATTCTATTGTAAATTTATATCTGATTCTATGAAATTTCATAAAACATCTTCTAAAGATAAGATTGGTATGTTACGTAATTTCTTGGATAATCGTTTTGTTAGTGTTGTAGACCGAGATTCTGTGATGAATCATTTTGCAAAAGCGCAGCGTTTCTATCATGCATTCAATAAGTTTGCATTTATATATAAATTAAAAAAGAAAGACTATGCAACGCAGGTAGATATGTATATGAATCCGATTAATGAAAAAACGAAGCATACATTAACAATAATACATGAAAATATGAAATATATTTTTACATACAATGACATTAATAAGATTATTTTTAAATCGTTGTCACATGCTGATAATTTTTACAATGAACCTATGCCAATAAAAAACCCTTATAATAATATTCCTTTTTATAAGTCTCATTTATATTACTTTTATTTTTCAATTAAAACCAGCATGTATAATGTACATAAATTATTTCAATATTTCTTTTATAGTAACTTTTCTATGAATTTATTTTTGGATAATTATGAGTGTATTTTGAGAAACGATTGTATAAAAAATGTTGATTTATCAAATAAAAACATGTGTTACGATGATATTATGGAAATGATTGAAGTGTATAATGATAGTCATTGTTATGAAAAAATTATTATACACGAATCTTTTCCAAAGGAGTATTTAATAAATACCTTCAGTCCCTTTTTAAAATATTACTTTTTAAGTAAAAATGCTTTGTGTACAAAGACGAAAAGAGATAATCAATTGTATATAGACGCGATTTTATCTTATTTTAAGAAAACAAATCCTTTATATGGCATGCGACTCAAACGTGAGACAACGATAAATTGCTATAGAAATTTTTATTATAATAATGATGTTGCCAATGTTAATTTATTACCAATAGACTATAATAAATATTCTAATGATTCTCATATTAAAAGCTTTAATATAATAAATAAATTTGTAACTGATTACGATGAATATTCAAGTCAATTACATACGAACAATCGTAACAATCGTAACAACCATAACAATCAACCACATCCGGATGATTATGCAGCAATTACTAGATTTATTGAGAATACAATCCGTTCCATTACTCCAAATATAAATGCTCCTGCAAATTATTTACACCCGATAGGTCCTACTCCACCACACGATATTAGTATTAATACGGTTGATAATGGCGATTATTAATTTAATAAAGAAATTAAAAAAATGTTGGTTTATATTTAAAATGAATATAAACTACGATGATTATTATTCTTATGAAGCATATGATTATAAAGAAGAATTTGGCTCTAGATGGTACCATTTTCGTGATTTTATAATGGGTACAACCTTTTCGTGGGAGGTGTTGCATTATATTTATTCATTTATACTTGAAGATATCAAGATTGAAGTTACAAAACAGCAAATACAGTATATGGTATATAAATATTTAAAACAAAAAAATGACAAAATAGATCTTGATTATACTACATTTCAATTTAATATTTCAAATTTTATTTTTAGAAACCACAATATAAGTACAGTTGATTTAATTGGTATACTTGTAAATGAGTTTAAGAAAAAGAATATTAACTGTGTGCATTGTACAGGAACTGATCATATTACAAACGATATACATTTATTTTCATTGAACTATATAAATTATTCTTCTGCAAAGTTATTGGAATGTTATAATTTGGATGAAAGTTATAACAATTCTGTTACGGAAGTAAATGAAGATACACTATTATTAAAAGAGAATGGGGAAGAAGTGGATACACGATTACAAAATTTAATAAAACAAAGGGAGCGTGATGATTTATTCTTTGCATCTTTATAGTCCCGTTTTGTAATTTACAACGTATGGGTTCTCTTTTAATTGATCTCCAAAGTTGATTTCATTTCTTTGGTTGTTTATATTGTTTGGTAGATTATTGTGGTTACCAGCAACACGACCCATATTCATAACATCTGGAGATAAATAAGGCATATTTCCAACAACATCTCTGTTCATTTTTAACATTTCGTCTGTTTTCTTTTCTCTCATTTGTAAGTCTCCGTTATAGAGTGATATGTTTCCTTTTGTTAATCTGCCATCAATAGTGGACGATTTAATATCATTATTACGTTGATTTTTAATGGATTCGTAAGATTTCAATTCTCTGGTACCATCTGTAGCACCTGCATTACCTGTATAAAAGAAATCACCTGTTTCATTTCTATTTGTATATGCAACTTGTTGTTCGGATACCATATATGCACCACCATTTTGGTTTGCATTTACATTCAAATGATTTTTAGAGTTTTCAGTTGTTTCGCGGATTGTTGTTGGAAGTTTATCGGCAGGATTGAAAATATATGAATTGGGGACTGTTTTACCGGCATTTTGATAAGGTCTTAATGAACCTACTACATTTTCCTTTCTTGATGGTCGCAAAGCATCAAGTAATGGAGCTATTGCTGCGTTTAATCCGCCACTTACCATACCAAAATAGGTATCTTGTTTATTTACAGATCTATTGTTTGGGTAAGCCATTTTGGATTTCATTCCATAGTCGTTATTTGTAGCATGATTTCTACTATTTGCATTTGCAACACCCATTGGTACAGGTCCTAATTGTTGATTTGTAGAAGGCATGTATTCTCCAGTAACATAACTAGCATTCTGATCAGAACTGGCTGCACCCGTATATGATGTGGTTGTTTCAGGACGATTAACATGTCTATCTATAGGTATAGAATGCAATGCTTGTCCTTTTTCTAGACCAGTAGTGGTAAAGTATCTATCTTGGGACATTTCAAAATCACGATCAGGTCTGTATTTTTCCATAACACCCATACGTTCTTGATCTGGAACATTTTGTGTAATACCATTTCTAGGACCTTCATGACCAACTAATGAAACACCACCTGCTCTAGGGTTTGTTAATACACGAAGTTCATCAACATCTTTGGGCATCCATTGATCACGTTGCATCATACCCGCATTAAATCCATCAGCACCTTCTGATGTATATCCTAAACCCAATCCCGGCGCAACACGCTCTTCTTCAAATGGTTTTACATTCGCCATTCGCATACTTGGATTTACACGTGATTGAATAAATTCACTCTGATTTGGTGCACCATGTGCCCAATGAACATTTTCATCAGGTTTAAATAAAGGAGATTGTTCTTTTTTAACTGATATTTGAGAACCACTTCCTGTATATCTGTCTAAAAGACCTTCATTTGAAGATGAATGTGTTTGTACAGTTCGGTTTGTACTTCCAAAATAAGGAACCATATTGTTATGTTGAAAATATTCACTTCCTACAGTCTCGCCGGTTAAAGATGTAAAACTATCTTCACCCGTAGGAACAGTAGTGGATTTATTGTATCTAGAATGGAAATATTTGTCAGTATATGCTCCGTCACCATTGAACTTATTTACAGTTGATAAAGACGATGTTTTCGCATATTCTTCTAATCCTTCTACTTCTTCGCTTGGATAATTTGTATTTGGTATATTTGTATTTGGCAATTCTTGGTTTGAAAATGTTTCTTTATTATTCTCTTTTTTTTGATTAGAAACTACGTATAATAGACCCAAGGCTACTCCAGGTATTGCTAATTCCATTATAATATATAATATTATAATAACATATTATAAATTTAATGTTTTATATAAATTGCGAATTCAGGCAATTATTATTTCCAGTACACATAGAATGACCGGTTAAGTAATAGTGATTATTACCAACTACTGGAACAGACGGAACAAAATTATCCTTCTCTAAAATACGTGTCTGTACATTATGACTAAATTGTTTCTCTAAACTATTTTGAGGATTTAAATAGGGCGTCTCCCATCTAGGTTGTTCAATACCTCTATACATCCATGAAGGATGACTTGCCCGACTCTCTTCCGTTTTAGGATTCGCATTTCTATATTTTTTTGCTGATGCTTTTACCTTTGTATTCATATAATTGTTTTTAGTTAATAAATCTCTGTTCAATGGTCTTGTTAACCCATATAAATCACTTTCTAAACCTACCACGTTTGTATGTAAATTGGCTCCCCATCCTTGTAATCGCAAATGCGGATCTTCTTCAAATGGTAAATCCATACCCTGACCTGGTGTATTTAAAAAATATCTCCCTTGAAAAGACAATTCTTCACTTTGTTTTTTTATTCTACTAGGATCGTCGTGAAATCTTGTAAAGGACATGACAAGTTATACTATATTTATAAATTATTTGTTAAGTAAAAATATATTTAAAAGGTTTTTAAAATATATATTTATGCAAAATGTTCCTAAAATATGTTTAAACATGATTGTCAAAAACGAAAACAAAATCATTGTACGTCTTTTAAAAAGTGTATTACAGTTTATTGATTATTTTGTTATTATTGATACTGGAAGTGAAGATGATACCATTCAAACCATTCACGATTTCTTTGAAGAAAATGAAATTCCAGGATACATTTGGAGAACACAATTTGAGAACTTTGAAAAAACGAGAAATTATGCCTTGCAAAAATGTTATGAATACAAGGAGAACTTTGATTATATATTGTTAATGGATGCTGATATGGAATTACAAATCGGGGATAATGTTGATATTACACAATTAAAGAAAGAATTAACACATGATGCTTACTATTTAATGCAAGAAAATGATCTAATTACGTATAAAAACTTCCGATTAATGAAAGCCACTGTAAATTATTTTTATAAAGGAGTCACCCACGAACATATTACAAGTTCTCAATACTTCTCAAATCATATTATATCTAAAGATAAACTTAAAATTAATGATATTGGAAATGGAGGAAGTAAAGATGACAAATACGCAAGAGATATTAGATTATTAAAAACTGCATTAATTAATGAACCTAAAAATGTCAGATATATTTTTTATTTGGCAAATAGTTATAGAGATGTAGGACAATATGAAGACGCAATTACATATTATAAAAAAAGAATACACGAAGGTGGATGGTGTCAGGAAATATGGCAATCCTATTATAATATAGGTATCTGTTACAAAAATTTAGATAATATGAGTGAGGCTATAAATAGTTGGTTAGAAGGATTCCAGTATTTACCACGTCGGTTAGAAGGCATCTACCAAATCATATATTATTACAGAAATCAGCGCAAGTACGTATTGGCTTTCCAATTTTATAAAATGGCACAAACATATAGAAATGCTATTTTGAATGAAGACGACGAATTATTTTTAATAAAAGATATATACAAATTTAAATTGGATTTTGAAGCTTCTATTATTGGATATTATTTAAAAATAGACAATGCTGGTATGAATAATTTGTGTTTAGAAATACTGAATAAAGACCCTCCTACGTATATTTCAAACAGTATCTTTTCTAATATGAAATATTACGCATTAAGTTTATCAGATTATAAATGCAATGGAAAACTACAATTGGAGAACTTGAAACAAATTGGACACACAATTACAAAAGAACATGCATATGATTTTCACAACTCTACTCCAAGCATTTGTTTACATAACAATAAACTGTATGCAGTAGTTAGATTCGTTAATTATTATATAAACGCAGATGGAAAATATAATTCAAAAGATAAAAATGGCAATTATAACGATTTAACGAGTGTAGAGACTAGAAACATATGTAACTCATTTACTATCGGTTGTGACAAACTAATTCCCGATAATGAATTTGAAATCCAGTGTAATAGTCAATATGATGGTTACTTTAAAGGAATAGAGGATATGAGAATATTTAGTTTTCATAACGAAATATACTTCACTGGAAATAGAATTACCAAACATCCGAATTTAAACATACATATTGAGTATGGAAAAATAAATTTACACAAGAATAGTACTTATTCATGTTTATTAAATATTCCCGACAAGAAAAGAATAGAAAAGAATTGGGTTGTATTTAATAGTAATGATAAATTATACGTTATTTATGAATGGAGTCCATTGACTATATGTGAATTTGATGAAACATTATTTGATGACGAACTATGTATTCGGGATGTTACTATTTATAAAAAAATAAATGTATGTAATCTATTTAAATTTATTAGAGGAAGTACACATGGCGTAGAAATCGGTAATGAAATCTGGTTTATTGTACATTCTGTTAGTTACGAAACAAAACGATATTATTATCACATGTTTGTAGTATTGGATAAAGACAATTTTAATGTCAAACGCTTTACCAAAATGTTTACTTTTAATAAAACAAGAGTAGAATACACACTCGGCTTTATTTACAAAGAAGATGAAAAAAGATTTATTATAGGATATAGTGCAAATGATGATAACCCCGATTACTATTATATACAAAAAGATGATGTAGAAAATATTATGTTTACTTAATTACACCGATTCAGGTATTTCAATTACATGAGCATTTCTACAATGTTGTCCAAATGTCTTTCTGTGCCATTTACTAATACCATATGTTTTTATACCTTCTAAATGCTGTTTCGTACCATACCCTACATTCTTTTTAAATCCATAATACTCATCCAATTTCGGATATTTATCACAAATATCCAAAATATAAGCATCTCTAGATGTTTTAGCTAAAATACTCGCAGCAGCAATACCCATATATTTTGCATCTCCTTGTTCAACTGTAACATGCTTTAACGTTTCTATTTGATTTTTATCTTCATTAAATACCGAATATGGTTTGAAATAATTCCCATCTATTACTGCTGTTATATCATTAAAATTTACAGTATTATCCAATTCTTTTAGCTTATCAATTGTATGTTTAATGCAATTATGCATACCCTTTATAACACATTGTAAAATATTTATTCTATCAATCTCTTCAGCATCTACATATTCGGTATGCCATACAAATGCATTTTCCTTTATATATTCAGAAACTTGATTTATTTTTTTCTTTGAAGAAAACTTTTTACTGTCTTTTATATCTGTTCCATCAAATGAAGTAGGATCTTTAGGTAAAACTACACAACTTATATATACCCTACCAAACAAACAACCTCTACCTGCTTCATCTATACATAACTCATATCTGTTTGAATCATCATAAAAACGTTCACACATCGTTAATACTTTAATGTACTATTTTAAATTTCAATTTTATTAAATGTTTTTTGAAACATATATTTTCAATATATACTATATATTTAAATCATGAACTTTACAATAACACCATTTACAATATTTTTAGTAATGTTTATAATATTAATTATTTTTACAATGATGTGTAACTCATTTACAATGCGAGAAGGTCTTATCAGTTTTTATAAGGATGGAAATTCTTTAACTGAAATACACGTTCCACAATATAATGATGATGAAGACGTTAAACTAACGAAATTATACGATAACTTATACTTTGATACTGTAAATGCTAACCTTGTAGAAATAGAATCACCCGCATATGATGATGATACAGAAGTTACTGGTAATACCATTGTTACAACGTTTCAAATTCTTAATGATGATACTGCTGCCACAGACCCTACGGCATTAGCCGATGAAGGTACAGCAACGGTTAAAGTGGTTCTTAAGACAGCTAACACCGCTTTCACCAAAGCCGCTATAACAATTGCCACAGATAATGACGAAGCAGTTGGTACATTAGCAGATATGGAGTCTAATGATAGTGGTTTAACATGGACCGGAACATTCACGGCTAGTAGTGATATAACTGATATCACAGATGATATCTTAACATTGAGCAGTAGTTATAAGGATATTGCTGATAATACAAATTTGGTAGCAAATACCGACGAAACTATATTGAAAACCGTTACAACATTTAAAATTGTGGCTTTAGATGATGCCGGTGATGAAACGGATGAACTAGGATTAGATGCTGGAGGTACAGCAACGGTTACAGTGGTTCTTACTACAGCTGATACAACTTTCAGCAGTAGTACAGAGATAACAGCTACAAATGGTACATTAGCAAATATGGAATCTAATAATAGTGGTTTAACATGGACCGGAACATTCACGGCTACTGGTACTATAACTGATATTACAGATGATATCTTAACATTGAGTGATGATTATTATGATCTTGCTGGAAATAATGAATTGGTAGCGACAGACGATGATGAGATTGTTCTTGAAAATACAAACACGGATGGAAGTAGTATAACTGCAATACATATTTTGCCAAGAGAAACGGCTAGTGTTTCTAGATACACAATTACAAGTACTGATCAAGTAATAGCTGACCAACCAACTAGTGTTTCAACTTCGTATGACTCACTTATTTATACGACTGGTGGTGACACAACAGATGAATATACTGTATTGTATATATCTTGGGATAAACTTACTTATATTCATATAATGAACACTGAAAATACAACTCCAACAAACGTATATTCATATTTATTTAGCAATACTTCTACTGTACATGGTATAGATATGGCTAACAGTGGTCTAGTAATCGGTGCATATATTCAAGACATTGATTCTAATAATAATAGAGAAGTAATTGTATCTAATTATAATAGTTCGCGAAAGGTATACCAAATTAGTAAATATGTGAAATATGATTTGAAAAATGGAAACTTATTAATAACAAATAAAGACGACAACGGAATTATAGTGTATAAGAGAAATATAAACAATCAAATAACTATTAGTTCTTCTGACGATCCACGAGAAAGAACGGAAGGAGATGACTACGGGTATGAGACTGTTGGTGACATGAAAATAAACGTTATTGAAGACGATAGTGGTGATAACTCTGTACTATTTTTCCGTAATAGCTTTAACTCTGTAGTCGCTGTTATTGGAAAGAATTATGATGGGTCAATAACTATTAAAAATGTGAAAAGATTTGATCCAAATGGTGTTGTTACTGGCGAATCCACATCTAGTTCTACCTCTAGTTCTACCTCTAGTTCTACCTCTAGTTCTACATCTAGTTCTACATCTAGTTCTACATCTACAACTAGTTCTACAGATGCTAATGGAAATAATTTAAATTTAGATAATTATATATTGAAAACACAAGTGGTTCCACCAGTATGTCCGGCGTGTCCAGCATGCCCATCTGTAAAAGTAGATGGTAAAAGTATTTGTAGTAATTGTGGCGGCGCAGGTGGTTCGGGAACATTAACAAAGAGCGGTAAATCAACAGTGACATCGGATACTGCATCAAAGAATCCAGAAGAAGAAAGAAATTTAGTGAATACAATTGGAGGTGCAGCGTCAAATACAGTTGGGGCAGTCGGTGATATAGCATCATCAGGAGTTAATGTAGTCGGTGATGTAGCATCATCAACAGTCGGAGCAGTAGGTGATTTTGCATCGTCAACAGTCGGAGCAGTAGGTAATGTAGCGTCTTCATTGATTGATGCCGGCGGAAACGTAATAAATACTGCATCCAATCAACAGAATAGTGTTAGAACTACAAACGCGGTTTCTCAAAATTCTTCTGGGTCAAGTGGTAATATGGGTACATATTCTCAATTAGATCCATACTCGTATTATGGACAGATACCAAATCGTCCTTCTAATAATTTTTTACCTAGAACAGCTGATTTCAGTACATTTGGAAGATAATTCGTTTAACAATTATATAAACAATAGGATGTTTATATAACATGACAGATAGTGAAGATTATAATGATTATTTTAATGGCAGAAGAGAGATAGAAGAAAGAATCACATCTCTTTTAAACAGTTTTGAATCAGAATGTGACAATCTTAACTATAAAAAGGGGATTTATCTATATGGTTCTCCTGGATCCGGTAAAACATTTATTATCACAAAAATTTTAAAAAACCTAAACTATGATATTATTAAATATGATGCCGGCGATATACGTAATAAGAGTTTAATTGAAACGATCACATCTAATAATATATCTAATAAGAATGTGTTGAATATGATGACGAAAAAGGTTACAAAGATAGCAATTGTTATGGATGAAATAGATGGTATGAATAGCGGTGATAAAGGAGGTATTAATGCATTAATTAAATTAATTAGACAGAAAAAAACGAAAAAACAAAAGACGGAAGGTAAAACAATGAATCCTATTATTTGTATTGGAAATTATTATACGGATAAGAAGATGAGAGAACTTATGAAAGTGTGTAATGTATTTGAACTACCTTCTCCAGAAGACGCTGAAATTACAAAAATACTCAAGAAACAATGTAAAGGTCAACAATTAAAACAAAGTGTTTTTAAGATGATGGTTAAATATATTCAAGGTGATATGCGAAAATTAAATTTCGCTTTACGCGTCATTTCTACACTGGATGGTTCAAACGATGAATCCAAATTATTAAATATATTTCAAATGAAAAGTTTTAATGAAGATTCAAAATCCATTACAAACCAACTTTTAGAGAACAATTACAAACTGTCTTCACATAATGTGTTAATGAATGAAACAGACAGAACAATCGTTGCATTATTATGGCATGAGAACATTATTGATAAAATAAAAAGATTACCCAAAGATGTGGCATATCCTTTATATTATAAATTATTACGAAATATTTGTTTTGCTGATTATATTGATAGAATTACATTTCAGAGTCAAATCTGGGAATTTAATGAGATGAGTTCTCTTATTAAAACATTTTATAACAATTATATTTTCCACAAGGAAACAAATAATTTAGAATTAGAGAACTTGAATGAAATCCGATTTACAAAGGTATTGACAAAATACTCCACTGAATATAACAATTCATTATTTATTCAAGATTTATCACAAAAGTTAAGTATGGATAAAAAAGATTTACTTTCTTTTTTTCAAGAAATACGCCTATGTAATAACGGTGACTTTTCTAATGACAATGAAAAATTATCCACTCTGGAAAAAACATTTGAAGATTATGATATATGCAAATTAGATATTAAACGAATGTACCGATATTTAGATAAAAGTGCTAAAAAAGAAGAAATTCAAGATGACTTCTAATTATGCATACATCTCAATCCATACATTACCATCTTCCCATTTTATTTTCCTATTCTTCATGTACGCATACAATTTCTGTTTATGTGTCAACCCCTTCTTTAGATTAAAATCAACTATCAAATTATACTTTTGACCATCTATTATCTTTTCCGGTATATGTGTCACTTCTGCAAACCAATATCCTTTTGAATCTTCGTCGTTACCATATGCACCTTTTATTATAGATACTTGTTTTTGAGTCGTAGTAAACACACGTAAACACCCCCCATGTTTTGGGTCATAAAAATGTTTTTGTTTCATTATATATAATAAAATAAAAAATTATACTTCACTTACATCCACCATTTTCAGAGGATCACTTTTCACTGAAATTGCTTCAGGTTCCATTTCAATCGTTATATTAGCACTCTCTACACCTATATCACTCTTTTTTAACTTTTCATTTTCTTCTTTTAGAATCTTGTTTTCTTTTTCTAAAGTATCGGCTTTTATAGACATTTCAATCAATTGACTTTGAATACTCATCATTGTATTATTCATTTCCTGTTTTTCCTTTGTTAAATTCTGAATTATTTGTTGGTTAGATTGAATCAATTGTACAATCTCATGATTTGATAACTGTCTTGAAGGCTTACCTGGTTCATTTATCATTATCGGACCATTCTTCTGTTTCTCCTGCATCTCTTGCAACATCTTCGCTCTCTTCGCTTCTATCTCCTTCATCTGTTTCAATACATCCGGCTTCATATGCGGCAATCCAGGTTCATACTTCTGCAATAATTTATCAATATCTTTCATAAAAAACTTTTTTATACCCTTCTCGTCATCATATTTTATAAACATGTCTATTGTCTTGTCAGACTCTTTAAAAAAATCTGGATGCGCATTATCAAACATCTTTCGTTTATCATACGTATTATGTTCATGAGAAAATACCAATATAGATTTTAATGGATCTAACTGCACAAACGGAATCGTATAGTCCTTTAAAAATGCCTTCTCCTCTGCTAACGCCGCTTCATCTTCATATCGCGTATTATCCAATAGTTCCTTCTTAAATGCAAATGTACCGGCCGTTGCATGATTTGGTCCATAAGGTCCACATTGAATCATTTTTTGTACATGTTTAAAATAAATATATATTTCACTACTACCTGCACATAACGCCTTTTGATCTCCTAATAATCTTTCAACTGCATGTGACACTCTATCCGGTGGATAATAATCATCATCATCCATATAAACAATTATAGAACCTTTACATTGTTTATGCATAAAATTACGCTTTGCACCCAACATTATTTTCTCTTCTAATTCAAAATATCTAATTTCAGGTATATTTGACGCTTCTATTAGGTCTCTTATTTTATCAGTCCCATCATCAACAATAATCCATTCCATTCTATGTTTGGGATAATCCTGATTCCTAAAACATTGAAACATTGTTTCTATAAAAGGTCTTCTATTAAATGTTGGCGTACATATTGAAACATATGGATAATGTTTATTGTTCTTCTTTTTAGTCATATAAATTAGTTATTGAAATTGTTTTATATAATTAAACATAAAACAATTATATCTCTATATTATGCATCCTTTTCATCTGATTTTTCTGTATTCTTTCCAATATTCATAACTGTCTTTATAAAAGGTGTTAATATATACATATTAAAAAACCCAAGAAACATAAGCGCAATTGGTATCAACATACTTATCAATACGTGTTTCACCTGTAATCCCGGCATTATGCTATCTACGTCCGATAGATCATAATAAAATGTTGACAAAAAGAAAAGCGTCAGTAGCGTACTTACTACAATATGTATATTTGATTTGACTTTTTCCAAAAACAATGCAATATATTTTACTATTATTTCAAACATCGTTGGATTACAAGTTCTCGGTAATAATGTCATATCATTTGTATTTTTAATCAAATCCAATATTGTTGTATACAGTCCTAATTGTTTATCATAACAAAATAACGTAACGAAAAATGAATTAAATAATAAATATGCCAAAAGCAAAACAGCGGCCATCGGCACACTAATAATAAGTGTAATTATTACTCTAATAAATATAAAAAGTATAATAAACGTATTTTGCATTACTTTTTTACTAAAATTTTCTGATGAATACGATCTGTATATGTATGACATAAATAAAAAAAATATCAAGGCTAAAAACGTTACAGCTACGAACAGATTTTGAGTACCATTTAAAAAACTTATTATAGTTTCTTTAAAAACCAAAAGGAAAAATTTAACAAAAATAAATACGACCAAGTATAGTGATATAAACTTAACCGGATTTGGTATATAATCATTAAAAAATTTAGCTAATGGCGAGTCAATTAGTACATAATCTACAACATAAGGATACCACAAACTAAATTCAAAAAGATAAAATAAAATAACATAGATCAACTTTTCAAAACTAAACCCTTTTTCCAATTCATCTCTTATCTCTATGGGATTAAATCTAAATAACTTTATATTTTCATTCGCTTTTGAATAAAATGACATGAAATACCAATTATATGTTATCGGAACACTTGCAAACGCAGTTAATATATAAGAAATGTATTCTGTCAATATTTTCTCATCTTCTTTTGTTCCTTTTCCGTCTTTAAGAGCATTCATTAACGGAGGTCCTAGTTTATCTGAAATATCCACAAAATCATAAGCATCTTCAATATACTGTGTCAATAATTCTTTCCAAGTCTTTTTATCCTTTGGATCTTTTATGGGATCATAACCTTCAAAATCATCGTCGTCTATGTCTATTCCTTCAAAATCATCGTCGTCTATGTCTATTCCTT